ATCCGTACTGCAATTGGAATGGATACTCAATCAAATGAATGGCATGAAATGGCTACGGATTGCTACAACACCCAAATTATTTGGCTGGCGACTTTAAAGCCTTTGGCCCTAGAATTCCTCGTAATATTGTTGAAGCTAGTGGACGTGTTGCTGAACTTTGGTATGAATTTTATTTTCCAAATAGAGATATTGTTGAAACTAATATTATGAAATCATGTCATGCGGAAATTTGTCCTTCATATCACGTTGCTAGTAAAATGGTATATCAAGCACCTAGTGGTATCCCATCTGGACACCCTACAACAACACTTGATAACACCACTTCACATGATTTGATGGACCTGGTTATTTATTTGGAAATCATGATGGCTAATGAGGAAACGCAGAAATACGCAACATTTGAATCATATTTACAAAATGTTCACATGTGGGATCTGGGTGATGATGAAGTTAAATCTATTTCCGATATTATTGCACCATATTATCACGGAATTTCTATGTCCCAAGCTTATGATAGATATAATATCGTTTTTACTGATGCACAAAAGAAAGGTACTGTTAAATTTAATACGTGGGAAGAATTGGAATTTTTGAAATCAAAGTTTGTTTTGCATCCTACTACCGGTAATTGGATACCACAAATGCGAATGACAACAATTATAGATACAGCTCATTGGATTCACAAAACAACTAATGAAATGGAAATGACTGTACAGAATGCGGAACAAAGTTTGGCACTAGCCTGGGGTTGGGGACCAACAAAACACTCTGAATTACGAAAGGTATATCAAGCTATACTTCGTAATTTGGGAGAAATGCGTAATTTGCGCACTTGGGAAGAATTGAATTATTTGATACTTAACAGATCACACGGTTTGGTTGATGGTACTTTTGCTCCCCTTACTGATCAAGTTCATTGTGACATGATCGAATATACGTTAGATTCTTAAACGTAGCTACATCCCGATAGGTTGAGACGGCTGAAAAGAATCCCTTAGAAATCAAGGATTGATTTCATTTATTACACACTTAGTGTAACAACAACATAATTGAACTTAAAACTGATTTAAATATCACTACCATTATGGTATCCCCGTAATGCAAATGTTTTTATGTTTTTATGTTTTTAT